CATCTGGTCTTGCGTATTGTGTCATTATATATTTTGTCCTACTACAAATCCGTCATAAGTATCTGTTCCCGTAACAATAAATCCAACCACATCTGCTTTAGCGGGCGTAGTAGTTAAGGTGGGGGCAGAACCTCCAGCCCATTTAATTGTACTAAACCAAGTTACGGTTCTACTTCCGGTTCCATCTTGCAATAATCTAACCATAAACTTTTGACCGGCAGTTTCATTTGACACAGTTAGCGTTGGGTTTCCACCCAGCGTAAGAGTATGAACATTTGCAGTATTCAAATTGAAATCAGTAGGGTCAGCATAACTATTAGCTTCAAGCGCTGGTTTTGTTGCTTTAGAAAAAGTAACAGCACCAGTAGAAGCAATAGCAATAGCGTCAGGGTCTGAAACAGAGCCAATTGTTCCCCCGTCAGATAAGGTAACACCCGCTCCGCTTGCGACTATGCCATATGTGTTTAACACACCAGAGGGAGTCATGCCCGCGACAACATCGCCAGCCGAAGTCTGCCACGATGTCAAATCATCAGACTGAGTCGCATACCCCTGAATTAACAACACCTTATCTGTGGCAGCGCCGGGATAAATCTGTAGGGTCGCTCGGTCAGGAGTAGATGCCCAAGCAAGATCAACGTCCGCCTTGCCAATGGCCACATACTTGTCACTCATGTTAGCCTTGATGATCGTACCATTAGCAGACTCAGTACCCTTAGCGATATACAACATATCGCTTCCAGTTTCAGCGAAACCAGCCGTCTTTCCGATGCCGATGTTTCTCGCACCGGCGACAGTCCAGAGAGCGTTGTAACCTACAGCCACGTTATCGTGGCCTACTTGGTTATTCTTCAGCGCCTCTGACCCAACGGAAACATTTCTATCTCCACTGGTAAGCTCTTGACTACTCGACTTGCCTAATGCAATATTGTCTATCGAATACGCTATACGTCTCAAGGCGTGGTAGCCAATACCAACATTATCTGAACAATCATTGCCAATACCGTAGTAGGGAGATTCACCCGGAGGCCTATTTAGAAGAAGCGTATTAGTGCGATTATAACCGCCCCACAGCCCACTGCCATCCAAGCCAGCAAGCTCTATGGCGATAACTCTGCCGGAAGCATAGGTTGCCTCATCGCTAGCGCTGCCACCACCAGCTGTAGACCAGTATGTTTGAACTCCGTCCGTAGTCAATAATTGACCCGCAGTACCAATACCAGAAGGTAGTGGGAGTGTGTAACTCGTGCTTACAACATTAGGAGTTTTTACTGTAATAGTATGAGACAGGTCTGCGTCCTTCATGACTATACCAGAAGCACCCACCTGAACACCGCTTGCTTTCACCCATGAATCAAACTGGCTAAAGTTGCCATCTTTAACTCCGGCAAAGCTTTTGGCAGCGTCTAATGTCAAGGCTTTAGATGCCTCCGCTGTTCCTGCTGTTGCCACGTCAACATAGTTTAATTCGGTGGTCGTTGCGGTAACCCCATCCATCAAATTTAGTTCCGTGGCGGTGGCGGATACTGCAACATCTTCGTTAATTTTGGGACTGGTTAAAGTTTTATTGGTTAAAGTTTTGGTTGTTTGAGCAAGGTAGGTATCAAGCGTCTGAACAGTAGTCATCCTCATGGTGCCGTCGTCATTTATAAGAACACCATCACCATCTGCGATAGCCGTAGTTCCTCTAGCCGTTACACCATCAATTAGATTTATCTCTGTTGCCGTAGCGGTGATAGCCACTCCGCCTAAGATAATACCAGAAGCTCCTACATTAACCCCACTCGCTTTCACCCATGAATCAAACTGACTGAAAACCCCATCCTTAACTCCGGCAAAGCTCTTAGCAGAATCTAGAACCAACGCCTTAGAGGCTTCAGCGACACCATCAACCACATTTACTTGCCCAGAAGCATAGGCCGCAACACCCGAAGCGACATTCAGCGACGTGGCTTGTCCCGAAGCATAAGTTGCCTCATCGCTAGCACTTCCTCCTCCCACCGCCGAACCGTCAAAGTATAAAGACCCGCCCACATTATAAAGGGTGTCCGTGGTTACGGTCGGAGTCTCCTGATGCAACCGCACACCCGCGCCACTAGCCACTACGCCGTAGGTATTTAACACACCAGAGGGAGTCATGCCCGCGACAACAGAGCCAGCCGAAGTCTGCCACGATGTCAAATCATCAGACTGAGCCGCATACCCCTGAATTAACAACACCTTATCTGTGGCAGAGCCGGGATAAAGCTGTAGGGTCGCTGGGTCAGGAGTACCTGACCAAGAAAGATCAACGTCCGCCTTGCCAATGGCCAACCACTTGTTGGACATGCTGCCCTTGATGAGCGTACCATTAGCAGACTCAGTACCCTTAGCGATATACAACATATCGTTTCCAGTTTCAGCGAAACCAGCCGTCTTTCCGATACCGATGTTTCTCGAACCGGCGACAGTCCAGAGAGCGTTGTAACCTACAGCCACGTTATCGTGGCCTACACTGTTATTCTTCAGTGCCTCTGACCCAATAGAGACATTTCTATCTCCAGTGTTAAGATAATGACTACTGTAATAACCTAGTGCAATATTGTCTATCGAATATTTTATAGTCCTCAAAGCGAGGTAGCCAATGCCAATATTATTTGTACAATCACTGCCATATGGATAAGCCATCCAAGGAGCTTCACCCGGAGGTCTATTTAGAAGAAGCGTATTAGTACGATTGTAACCGCCCCACAGCCCACTGCCAGTCAAGCCAGCAAGTTCTATGGCGATAACTTGGCCGGAAGCATAAGTTGCCTCATCGCTAGCACTTCCTCCTCCCACCGCCGAACCATTCCAACTTAATGTACCGCCATCATTGTATAACGTATTCGTAGTAACGGCAGGGGCGTTATTCGCAAGGACAACGCCAGAATTTCCGACGCTTATGCCGCTAGTATATGTCCATGAATCAAATTGACTAAAGCCGCCATCCTTAACGCCAGCAAAACTTTTAGCAGAATCAAGGACCAAAGCCTTAGAAGCTTCAGCCACGCCATCAACCACATTTACTTGCCCAGAAGCGTAATTGGCCACACCCGACGCCACGTTTAATGATGTGGCTTGACCAGATGCGTAGTTGGCAACGGTTGTTGTGGCGGTGATATTCGTGGCGTTCGTCGAGATGTTTGACGTATTGGTAGAGATGTTACTAGCGTTAGTAGAAATATTAGACGCATTCGTGACCGTTAAACCAGAAGCAACATTTAGCGACGTAGCCTGACCAGAGGCGTAGTTAGCAACGGTTGTTGTAGCGGTGATATTCGTCGCATTCGTGGCTGTTAAGCCAGAGGCGTAATTAAGAGACGTGGCCTGACCAGAGGCGTAATTTGCGATATTGGGAAAAGAATCACTCCATGAGGCGTCTGTGCCATCGGAAGTGAGAACCTTGTTCGCGGTGCCAATTGTAAGCGCAGACCAAGCAGGCGTGCTGTTTCCAACTATTAGACTTCCCCGTGCTTCGGTAAGTGCCGCCAAGGTAGATAGTTCAGCATCATAAGCCTGAACATCAGTTCCAATTACAAGACTAAGCGACGTGGGGGTAACGTTTGAATTTAATAGAGTGGAAATACTAGTTAAACCAGTTCCACCATCGCCCGCAGTAAGCGTTCCAGTTATATTACTAGCGCCAAGATCTACCGCTATCTCGGTAGACTCTATGACTAAACCGCCATTAGCCTTAAGATCCGCGCTAAACGTGGTTCCGGCTAAATCCAAACCGTCACCCGCAGTATATGTTGTGTCACCGTCAACTGCGGAGCCATTCCAGCTTAAAGTTCCACCATTATTATACAGCGTGTTGGTGGTAACGGCGGGAGTGTTATTAGCCAAAATAACGCCAGAGTTGCCAACACTTACTCCACTAGTATACAGCCAAGAATCAAATTGACTAAAGCCGCCATCCTTAACGCCAGTAAAGCTCTTAGCAGAATCTAACACCAGAGCTTTAGAAGCTTCGGCAATGCCATCAACCACATTTACTTGCCCAGAAGCGTAGTTAGCAACTGATGTCGTACTAGTAATGTTTGTCGTGTTCGTCGAGATATTCGACGTGTTCGTCGAGATGTTTGAGGCGTTCGTGGCCGTTAAACCAGAAGCATAATTAAGAGAGGTGGCCTGCCCGGAAGCGTAATTAGCCACACCCGATGCGACATTCAACGACGTGGCCTGACCAGAAGCGTAATTGGCAACCGATGTCGTGCTGGTAATATTAGTCGTATTGGTTGCGATTGCTGTCTCGTTTTCAATCGCTTGACCGGACGCATAAGCAGCAACACCCGACGCCACGTTTAATGACGTAGCCTGCCCAGAGGCGTAGTTAGCAACGGATGTCGTCGCGGTAATGTTTGTTGCATTAGTTGAGATGCTCGACGTGTTCGTGGAAATATTAGCTGCGTTTGTTGCCGTTAAACCGGAGGCGTAATTAAGAGACGTGGCCTGTCCCGAAGCATAGGCCGCTACGCCCGAAGCATAATTAAGAGAGGTGGCTTGTCCGGAAGCATAGTTAGCCACGGCGGTCGTGCTGGTAATATTTGTTGTATTAGTTGAAATACTAGAAGTATTGGTGGAGATATTACTAGCGTTAGTGGCAATTGCGGTTTCGTTCTCAATCGCTTGTCCCGAAGCATAATTCGCAACACCCGAAGCAACGTTTAGAGACGTGGCCTGACCAGAGGCGTAGTTTGCAACAGATGTCGTCGCGGTGATGTTGGTCGCGTTCGTCGAGATATTCGAAATATTGGTAGCAATGGATGTTTCGTTCTCAATTGCCTGTCCCGAAGCATAGGCCGCGACTCCCGAGGCGTAACCCAAAGACTGGGCTTGCCCTGAGCCATATACAGCAATACCGGAAACATAATTAAAGTCCGCCGTAGAGACAGCAGAAGAAACTGCCCCACCATTAAAATATAAGTCACCACCCACATTATAAAGAGTATTGGCAGTAGTAATAGGTGTGGCAGAAGCAAGCTCTAATCCCTGACCACTCGCAAAAAGCGCATTGGCCGTAATCACGCCAGAATGACTAATACTCGCAACTGGGGCGTCAGCAGATGTGACCCATTGTGTTAGGTCGGCAGACTGAGAAGAGGCCCCCTTGACAACCAAGCCCTTGTCTGTGGCAGATGCCACGCCCACATATAGTGTATCGGCAAGAGTAACATCGGCTGCGCCAATTGCTAATCTCTTGCTCTGCATGTCGCCCTTGATGAGTGTACTATTAGAGGAGGGTGTACCATTTGCAATAAAAAGATAATCATCGTTGGTATTGCTCTTGCCAGCAGAAGTACCAATATAGATAGCGTCATCGGCAGTCGAACTCTGTCCAGCCGATTTACCAATACCCACAGATCTTTCGGCGGCAGTGGATGATTTACCAGCGGCATGACCAATCCAAACAGCGCTTCCACCACCGCCCCCATGGGCCGCCTGATAACCAACGCCAACCGCATAATCATCTGTATAGTCGTGCATGGCCTGATTGCCAATGCCAACAGAATAGCTACCAATACCAGAACCCGCCTCAGAACCAATCGCCACAAAACCAATTTCATAGGCGTCATGCCCAGCCAAATAGCCAATAGCCGTGGTGTTTTGACGCATCCTTGATCCGGCTTGATACCCCACGGACACAGCATTGTAAACTAGGGTTGCAGCATTGGTGTCAGAGGGGCCAGATAGGTTACCTATGTGAACATTTTTGAAACCTGTTTGGTTGTTGGTGGCTGCTTCCGCGCCCACTACTACATTATTAGATCCTGACGTGATGCCACTAGCAGCACCATATCCTATCAAAGTGTTGCCAGCCGATGTGCCAACCCTATCTCCAATAGATAAACCCTTGTCGGTAACATTAATATTAATAAGAGTAGAACTAGAGGGAGTGCCAGAGAGTAGAACATCAGTTAGCTCAACAAGCTTAGCTTCTTTGAATACAGTGCCATTGGTAAACAGAAGACCAGAGGCACCTAGAACAAATTCGTCGTTCTGGTTAAGATAGGTTGCTTTTTCAGCGGGATAGGTAAGGGACACGACACCACTTCCACCCAAACTAATAGCATTCCCGCCATTTGAGCTAGTGAGAATGGTGGTGCGGGTCATATTATTGGAACCATAGGTACCAATACCAACCTCCCACTTATCGTTTTCTTCTATAACGTAATAAGTGATGTCACCATTAGTCATAACCCCACTGAATGGCTGAAAACCGTTAAGACTACCAGTAAAGGTAATGCCCCCCACACCCGTAGTAGAAGTATTTTCTTTTACTCTATTGGCTACTATCAGTGCCATAACGCATCATCCCTTTGATCTAGAATCAACACGAATATTTACTTACGATGGGTCAGTAATATCGGGTGGAGTAGGCTTGGGCACCGCTGCCTTTTCTTTCTTCAGTTCGTATGCCACGGTGTTATTCATGAGGTAATCACGAGTTACCTTGTTGGCAAACTGAAAAGCACTTTCCGGATTGGGGACATTTTCTGGATTTGTGGTCGGATCGACGGGCAGATCTCGGTCAAAGTTTGGATTTGGAATCTCTGCTTGATAGCCATAATTAACACACATCGCATCAATTACACGATTTACATCACCATCAGCAATGCTTACACAAAATTCAGCCATAACTATCTCCTTGTGGTAAAGTCGAGTATTTTGTTGATATTGAGAGAATGCCCCTGCCTCTTGTTAATCTTTAGATCAAAATCATTTAACTTATTGATACCGAGAGACAAGTTATTTAGTTTGTTTATTTTTAAATCAAGGCTAGATAACTTATTTATGAGCAAGGGAAACGTCAATGTGGCACTATTAAAATATATTATAACTGGACCGCCACCAAATGATCCAGACGCAATATCCGAATCTTCGGTAAAAGACGTTTCAGCAAAGGCGGAACCACTAAAAGACATATTACTCTCTCCCGATAGTAGATACACAAAAAACCCTAATATAAAGAAAAAGGCCGCCCCAAAAAGGGCGACCTTTATCAAAAGTGCTAAGTGAATAACTCCCTAGAATGAGCCAGCGAGCACCCTGCGGTTATCAAGAACACCAAAGCCGATTTCAGCCCAGCCATAATAACCCTGTCGCTGATGACGATGAAGACCTTCGTCCTCATAGATTTCAACTTCTTTTTTCACAGGCATGACAAAGCTGTCGTTTGCGCCCTGATCCAAGCCGATAACAAGCTCAACGGCATGACCAGTAGCCAACGAACCACCAAGATCACTGGTGAAGTAGGTCTGATACTCCTGATTATCGCCAAACTCAAAGACATCGTGCAGATTCACGCCGAAGATACGGGTGAGTGCAGGACCATCATCACCGGACTGATAGATTTCTCGTCGAGAAACTTCATCCAGCTGATCGACACCCCAGTTGCGGATATCTTCAATGGCTTCAGGCGAACAGTAAAGATCGGTCAGACGACCGGGAGCGGAAACGCTGTTGCCGCCACCATTACGGCGCATGACAGTCTTCATCAGACTGATCAAACGCTTAGTAAACTGACCAGCGGCTGCATCAGCATCGTAAACCAAAACATTACGATCAACAGCTGCGGCCAACAATGTGTGCCATCCGTCATCGTTAATCTTTTTGACAAACGAAGACTCAAGCACTTGCATGGCACGAGCAACTACGTTCCAATTAGCTTCACGAGCATATTTCAGCAAGAAATCAATCGAGCTGGAAATGCCGTAAGTATTAATCATGACGTAATCGCCTTCTACGTGTCGCTCAGGAATGCGGCCATTGCCGGGATTCGTGTAAGCGACGTGATCCGTCTCGGTGCCGGGAGCCAAGAGATCCAATGGGAACTCAGGAGTGGCGCCGGGTTCGAGGGGCATGGCCTCATAAATTGAAGTTACGACATCGCCAAACAAAACACCTTTTCTAATCGGTATTTCGAGAGCTTTGGCAATCTCTCGTTGGGCTGCAACAGCAATCATCTTATCAGAACTACCCGATTGCTTGAGTAACTCAATAAATTCGGGTGTTGGTCTTTTTTTCATGGACATATTAGTTTCTCCTTTTCTTTTTATTTAATTAAGCGTTGGTGTTAGGAAGGTCGATGTACACTTTAGCGTATCCATCTTCATCAACGTCAGACAAGAATCTGCCCACGACGAGGCGACTCGGATTAGTGCTGTCAACGCTTACTGTGGCAGCCGCAGCAAGATTGCCACTATGTCCCAAGTATGCTAAATCACCACCATTGGGATCTGCGCCTTCCAGATTGCTAGTAACGATCCAACCCTTTTGGAGAAGGGTAACCTTGCCGCCCTTTTGCACTTCATCCTTATGCTGGTTGAGATGCTGTCGCGTCAGGTCGATGTTGACCATATCATTTACCAACAAGCCAACGGGAATGCCTCCGGAGGCAGCAGCCCTATAGGTAACGAGCGCGGCGCCATTGTCCATTGATGCCCCCGAGCCAGCGGTGCTTTGACAAACAACACCACCCCTAGTTGCCGCTTCGTTCATAAAGAACGAAATGTCAGTTTGTAATGTGCTTCTATCAGATTTAAGAGCCATTATGAATCTCCTTTTGTTAAAAAATTACTTAATTGTCTTCTTGTGGTGCGTACTGTAGAACGGAACCGAGCCACTCGCTAGCAACTGATCGCAGTGATTCAGCAGGATCGTCAGACCCAACCGCTTCTGCAATAGCTACTTCTTGTGACTCTTCAACCGATTCGAGAACTTCTTCGCTAGCTTCGGCTGCATCTTGTTCCTCTTCAAGCTCAGCCTGAGCTGGTTCTTCCTGACATTCCTCTACGGGCTGTTCATCATGCTTAATGACGGCCCTCTTCATGATCGCAACAATACGATCAAAAGTGTCCTCGTCAACTGCTTCGAACTCTTCTACAGTTGCAATAGCTTCTGCCGCATCAAAGCCAGCTTCTTCAAGCTTAGCCTTGCGCTGCAACATGGCTTCCTTCTTCTCCATAACGGCAATTGCCTCTTCCTGTTCTTTTAGCTTGGTATCCTTGGCCTCAAGAGCCTCAGCGTGCTTTTCAGCCGCTTCCACCAATGCTTGACTGGCTTCTAGCTGCTCTTTAATCTGGGTGGCTTGTCCAGCAACCGTAGATTCAAGCTCTTCGATTTTGCTGGCGAATTCCGCCCGCTGTTCACTGATCACCCTTTCCTTGAGGGCATCATTAGATGCCTTAGCTTCGGCTAATGCATCCTTCAGATCTGAGATCTGTTTTTCATGATTATCAGACATACTATTCTCCTTGATTGAAGATATTGTTAAAACTTGTGATTTTGTCTCGTCGAAAAATTCACTTCCTTCCAATATTACACTACGGGGATTTGCAGGCTTGGAAACTAAGCCTTTACCAGAGAACGATAAGTTTCTCAGCAACCTGCCAACACTATAGTCTTGATATTTTCCGCTCCCACCATACGATCTTAAGTGTTTAGTTAAAAATGCAGAAGCTTCGTTTCTAGAAATTACACTTGTGGTTCCGTCTTCTTTTGCTAAAGCGTAGTCAAAATCAGGAAACAAGCATTCCATTGAAACAAACCATTTGCCGTCTTCTATTTCCTCTACGATCTTACTCATCCTTTGTCTCTGATCCGGATCGCTCCATTCGGTATAAATAACGGCAGTAGTTAAAATATTGAATTGGCCGGGCGAATTTTCGTCTACGTCTTCCATTTCGACACCACTAAAATCAACAACCTTATTGCCGGTAATGTGGCCGATTATATCTTTTTCATCATGCATGAAGTTAAACGGCTTGTCTTCGGGAGTATTTCTAGCCGCCCAAAGTTCTTGTGGCTCAAAAACATCATCGTTCTTATTCCACCCCGTGCTGACCAATATGGACTTGAGATAATATAAATCCATCTGGTCTTCATTTTGAGCAACAGCTAGACCGTCTCGTTTGACATTATCAGCAAGTACGCTCTGTAACTTACTAACCGCTTCCCGTTTGGGCCTATATGCTTCTGCCACGGCGCAGCACGCAATTGTGTTATTTTTTAATAACGATTCAGTTAAACCATCTTTAACTTCAGATTCGTATATTTTCATGTAGGTGCCTCCGTTGTCATAATACACAAAAATTTTAAATTTGATGATTTATTGGGTAAAATGCGCCATCTCGGCAAATGTGGAGGCGTTGATGTATTTCATTTCCGAAGTGTTGGGCCCCCTATTATTGGATAACTTAAAGGACTCAATCTTGGCCAAAGCAATGGAGTCAAATTCTCCGGAGGGCTTAGTATTCATGTCTAAGAGCCGCTTGATGATTTCCGCATTGACCCCCATAAACGGCGTCATGCCCGTAAGAATACACAGCTTTAGGTGTTCTAGTTTATCAACCTCAGACTTATTGAGACTTCTAACGTTTTTCTTGTTGAAGTGCGACAAGGCTATAGGAGACACCACATCTGATATCTTTGTTTGGCATTCCATTGCCCAAAGCGTAGTAGTGGTTACATCTCCACCACTTCTGGGCAAAACTCTCTTTTCTTTTCTCTTCTGTTTATCTCTGGCTAATTTTGGACGACCCGGAACCTCTGATGGTTCATACTTATCCCGAACCCCTTCATCCGATGGTGACCGTGGCGCCTCCTCTTTCTCTTTAATAGCTACTGGGAGATCCATCTTCTCCAAATACTTTTCTGTATCTAACACGTCTTTGGTGAGAGCGATTTTAGCTATATCCTCTTTATGGTGGGGATTATGGTAGGGGCTAGCTTTCTTGGGCATGACCGTATCATTGGCCCTATCTCGCCCTTCTCTTCTGACTCTAACCTTTTCGATTCCCGGCATTTCTCTAAATCTCTCAAGTAGGGTTTCATTAGATATAATATCCCGATCAGCCAAATTGATAAGCAGCTGCTTTTGCGCGGCCTCGTCGGATAGTATAATAGAATCAAAATGAATCTCCGCCGGAAGACGGAAACCCATAGCCTTTCTCACAAGTTCTATCTCATGGCGCCAAAACTGAGCCAAAATTTGTCGTCCATATTCCAGCCTTTCAATTAACGTCTTAAGCGACACATAGTTATTGGTATAACCACCACCCGTACTAGCGCCCGTCAGGGTGGGAGGTATCCCAAGACCAGCATAGATACTAGTTAATACGGGCTGATATTTTTCAGACCCCAAGAATTTGAACACCTGAGAATTACTTTCAGTAAATTGAAGCTCTGGCCCCCAAACTAAATCCATTGTGCCGCCACCAACATTACTAGCCAATATGTCGCGCAGTTTATTGATAGCCGCTTTCGTGGGAATGATCTTATGGTTCAGATCACCCACGGTCCACAATCTCACATTGGAAATAGCGCCATCGAGGGCCGCCAGATCCGCTAGCTTCATCTTCTCTAGCATCATGATATCATCCAATATAGCATATATCATGGGACTAGCCCACATCAGCCAGTCGTCTTTTTTATAGTGGTAAAAACCCACTTGATCAGGATCTAGGGGTATGGTTCTGTCACCATTGTGCAGTCTTTTCTGCAAATCATTAGGAAGTGATTTAAATATTTGCTTATTGTTGTCGGTACTTTGTATTAACGACTCATATGTATATTTAGATATATTGAGAACATATTCTGGCTTGCCAAGCACCTGTGATCCGTCCCTAACATCAACAGCCAAGGGATTGAGGAAATCGTACATCCAAGGTATCTCCCTGCTCTTAACCTTGAGGTCCGCTATCCTGATATCTGCCCCGCCAGCCCTCTTTAGTTCTTTTTCCCGCTGTTTGTTGAGCTTAGCCGTTCGCCTTTTAACCACCACATTACCACAACGATACAGATAGTTTAAAAATCTTTCTGACCTGTCCATGCCGCCAATCTGGGTAAACCATTTTCTGTAGAATTTTTCAATTGTCCTATTAGGATGCACCAATACCAACCCCTGCGAAGCAAAGTCACCCATCAAATCAATAACATTGCGAACAATACCCACTTTGTCGTATGCCTGCATACACTGCTTCATGGCCTTTTTTTGTTGGGAGGAAACAGATTCTCCCGGCCTAAAGTTATCATAATCCTGTCGCAAAAAACTTGTACGCACAGACCTATTGGATTCAATATCTATAAAGCTAGATCTTCTACCATAGGCAGCGGCTTTTTGTATACCATCATAAGCGTCCAGCGTGTCTGATGTTTCGGCATACGCTTGTTGTTTTTGAGAGTCACTCTCCCATGTTCTATATAGAGAAGGATCAGACATTTATATTGTTCTCCAATCAATAGTATTAACGATAGTATCACTAATCATACTATACACAAATTAATAAACATCCTGTATCTTTTCCGAAAACCAGCTGGGACCATGATACAGCTTTTCATTGTTAAATTTCTCGGACGCATCCGGGCGAGCAAATCCCCCAATCGCACCATGCTCCACAACGCTTTTTTCTATTGCTAACATCCTAGCGGACATATTTGCCATTAGTAATGAGGAATAGCGATCTTTTCTTAATCTACTTTTTCTACCGACCCCCGTTTTTATTTCTGGAGTGTCCCATCTCTCTCGGCCCGTCGATGTTTGGGTCATAACTATCATGGATAGCTCGTCTTTAAGTTCCTCTATTTCCATAATGCAATCTTCCAGCGTATCGTATTTCCGACCAGAGGCTTTGTCTTCCTCTAAAGACAATCCTAAGCTCACAGAATCAAAAAACGGAAACAATAACACCCTGTCCTCAAAATCTTTTCTCAGTCCGTGATTGGCTTCAGCAAGCCAATCGGCTCTGGCAAACTGACACAATCTCAGTATATGGAGACCCGCCTGATCATCCGTGTCTTTTGGTTTATCTTCTATGACTGGCCATATCGCAATCTCCCCCTCTGGTATCTTGTCTCTATCGTGCAACGCCTCCATGACCGCGATGCCACCCCCCTGCGCGTCAAGAGCGATCTCTAAGCAGGGAAATACCCCCATGAGTTGTCTAATTTTTTTGGCACAGTAGGAATAAAAATCGTCTTCGTCTACAATCTTAGATCGAAGCTTGTCCTTGTGTTGCTGTCGGTTCGTGGTCCAAGTGTGGACTATCCTCCTGTGATCTGGGTTAGCCTCTAACACAACTATACTGAAGTTATCTACTTCGGAAGCGGGATCAACCCCAAAAACATACTTCTTGCTTGGATCTCCACGTAACATAGATTCAAAAAATACATCACCAGAGGGCAGCACAATGGGTTCAGACTGCGAGGTGGTACAGGACTCCAATAAGCTACGCTTGAAAAAGCCCTGACTGTCGGTAGTAAAACAAGAACCATATTCCATATTGTATATACCGGAATGGATGGTGGCCTTAGCTCGGGCCACCTGTCCCTCATCCATGAAGCCATCAGGCAACATGTCTACAGGCATCCTGATTATCGAATACTCCCTCCAATCAAATTCACTAGGAGGCTTTTCCCCAAAGACTTCCGCAAGCTTGGTGGGATTGCCCCGACTATTAATAATTTTTTTGTATCGCTTCCAGTAGTCCGCAAAATGATTGAAATCGTAATAAGCGGTTCCAGACAATATAATTTGGTTAGATTTATGCGCCATGGGGTTATCTTCATTATGAAGCTCAACGCCCAATTCTTTAGCTCGCTTGTTTTTTGCCCTAGCCTTAACCTTTTCTATAGGAGATGCCGCCACAGCAGCAAAACCCGCAACTACATTTTCAAAAATATCTCGTGGAATAGACGCAAACTCGTCCGCGATGATATCATTTGCTCTCTGGCCACGAATTTTACTTCCATCGCCCAGAGGGAGACAGGTGATGGTGCTATCCCCAATATGCATAACGCAGCGATCCACATCTCGACGTGGCCCACTATTGGTCCCACATAAATCCCGAAGAACCGGAGCGTTCTTCCAGATGGTGTCCATGTACTCAAACAGAACCTTAGATTGCCGAAAAGCCGCACCCACAACAATAATCTTACGTCGTGGCATAAACAGGGCTCTTAAAAGAGGATATACCGACAACATGAACGATTTGCCCATACCACGACTACCGATCAACATAGGAAATTTTCTATTCCATAGCTCATAAAGAAGAAGCGATTGAAATGGAGATAGTTCTATGTTTAGAATATGCTTACAGGCAAAAGAAAAATACTCAGGCCGCATCATCAACCAAGCTATTCTTTCTAGAAGCTGATCCTTATTGGCTCCGTCCATGACAAAGTCCATAGGGTTGAATAATTGAGATTCATCAACCTCTATCCCAAGCCAAGCGTCCTCTATTTTGTTGACATTATCAATCATTTTTGGTTGTTAATTATTACAGGTTTCTCTATAAGAGTTGGAAATTTAATAGAATCTTTACTAAAATTCTTTTTATCTTCACTTTCTTTGGACTTTGCTCCCTCAACAGGAAGTTTTATAATCTCTGACAGGGATGGAACTTCTTTGTCTTCGTCAATCGCCCATACTATTTCTTGTTCCGCTGCCCACTCTCTCATTCGTCGTACAGGAACTACCAAGTTAAATGTCTCACCCGCCCCACGAACCAGCATCCCCATATATTGTC